GTCGAACCTTCTCACGCTGAAAAGTTTTGACCCTGCCCCCGGCCCCGACGCTTTGCCCGGGCACGCTTGGATTCGTTTTCCGTTTTCAGTTTGTGACAAGACTTGCAAATGGCCTGCAGGTTCTCGTCTGAATCGGTACCACCCTCAGCCTTGGGCACAATGTGATCCACCGCAACAGCAGGCATCACTCGCCCGGTAGCCAGGCATGGCTGACACAGGCCCTTGTCCCTGCGCATGATCCTGTCTCGGAGCTTGCGCCAACGGCCGCCATAACCACGCTCCGTACTGGAACCTCTGCGCTCATCCATCCAGCCGCTGGCCAGAGCTTGGTGGGCCTCACAGTAACCATTGCGGGCCGTGGTGGTTGCGGAGCACGTAGGCACACGGCACTGCCTGGGAATAGCGCCCGGCATTAATGCCCCTCCAGCGCATCTACCAGCCCGTTGTGCCGGGTGGCGCATTGATGGTAGACAGACGCCAAATCCCGGATCACCAGCACAAACTCACGGCCCGTGCCGTTGCGCAGCTGTGCCGGCACCTGAGGACACCTCGCCAGCAAGTTCTGCTGATCCGGCGTCAGCCTCGCCCCGTAGGGCTGCGTTGAGCAGGCGGACAACATCAGGCTCAGCACACACACGCTGGTAAACAGGCTTCTGGATCTCACGAATGATTCCCCGATCAATAACACGCTCATTGGCCCGAAGCTCTCCCAGCCGAGACTCCACCGACTTGGCAATGCCCGAGATATCGCCCCTGATCTGCTCTGCCAGCTCCTGCCTGTCCTCGACTATGGCCAGGCGCTTGGCGTCCTCAAACCAACCCCGAGCCGTCCAGCTACCCAGAGCAACCGCCCCAAGCACCACACCAACAATCAGAAGCTTCACCTTGAACGTCATTTTCGATCCTTGAAATACTCAACGGCATTACCGCCGTAGTAGTACAGAAGATTGACACTGAACACCCAGCACAAAGTTTGTGCCAGTGGTACCAGCTCCGCAGAGATACCGCCCAACTGTATCTGGGCCAGAATCACATACAGGCCCAGCAGGCTGGCATAAGCCATCAGACGGCGGTGAAACCACCACTGGTTCGGGTTCGGGTGGCTATCGGCCATACTCACTCTCAATCAGCCGATCCAGCTTGGCACTCACGGCCCGGAGATCCATCTTGAGTTCGTCAAAGTTCTTCTCGGCCCGCTCCTGATCAATCATGCGAGCCTGTTGCAGCATTTGAACCGAGGTCTCCACCAGGGAAATACGCTCATCCTGCTTGGACTGGTCTCGGGAAATGGAAACCGCCAGAACAATCAGGCTGATGATCACCGCGATGGGAATGCCCTTATCAACATGCCAGCCTCTGCGATCGCTCATCTCGCCACTCATTGCAGGGCCTCACCCCGCCGCATCAACTCTGAAAGCTCCACCGCACGGCTGCCCACCTGCCGGGCCCACTTGCTGTCCAGCATCTCATCCGCCGCACGATCCCAGTCCTTCTCCGCCAGGGCGCCCAACATACGCCGAAACTCCAGCAGCGTCGGCACGCCCATATTGAACGCCATGTTCGCCAGCACGGTCTGGCGCACAGAGTCCAGGCCCAGATACAACGGCAAGCGCTCCAGCTCCGCCACCACCTGGTCGATGTCGTTGTCCAGCATGAAGCCCGCCTCGTCCTCGCTGATGCCACGATCGTCCAGATTGCGGCCATAGCCGATCGTCAGCTTGCCCACGGCATCCCGATAGGGCTTGAGTCTGAGCCCCTCGTGGCGCTGGAGCTGTTGCAGAAGAAGATTTCTGTTCATGTAGTCAGCCATAAAAAACCCGGCACCAGGCCGGGTTGAAGGAGTATCGAGAGAGTGTCTGCGTGGACCTCAGATGCACGTTCCGCACCTTACGGGGACGAGAATAGTTTTCTGCATGCAGAATGTCAACATCTTGAACGCAAACGCAACAATCAGCTAACAAGACACGCATCCACCCACGCCTCCGCAGCCCCGAGCAGATACCTCGCCCGCTCCCGGCTGCCCACTCCCGCCTCGCGGGCGATCCTGGTCAGACTGAATCCGTAGGAGTACGCCATCACCAGCACCGTGGCCATGGTCTGATCACGCTGCCGCAGTCGGGCAATGGCCCGGTCCACCGCCAGCGCCTGCTCATCGGTACACACCGGCATGGCGACGGAGCCCGCCGGCACCAGGCTGACCCGGTTGTAGCCCATGCGCAGCCCGCTGTCGCTGGTGCGGACCCAACGCGCCCATTCGGTCAGGCGCTGCCGTGTATCACTGAGCATGGGCACCTCCCAGCACCTGCCACACCCGGGCCATGCCCCGCCGCGCGGCTTGCTGCCGGGCCCGCCGGACGCACTCACCCTCCGGTAGCGCCGGCGGCAACACCCGATGCGCCGCACTCCGGCGCTCACGGGCCAGGCCGAGAATGCGCCCAACGTCCGGCCAGTAGAAATCCGCGTCGCCCTCGATGAGCCTCCGCTTGGCCCGCGCCAGAGCCGTCTCCAGCTGCTCCACGCTCAGGGCATCGATCTCACCAGCCCATTCCCGCCGCGCCAGCCGCAGGGTTTTCTCATCCGGCCACTGGACACCGAACCGGCGCCCGTAGATCAACTGCAACCGGTTGAAAAACAGCACGGTCTTGGCTTTTTGCTCCTGCGTGAACCGGTCACCAGTTCCGGAGCGCGTAGTCCGGATCGGTGAGTTGTCGCTGGACTGCAGCTCGTTCGTCACGCTGTGAACGATACTCTGGATGTGACGCACCTGTGCCATGGATACCCCGCTCGTGATTGGTCTGGATGTGCTGGTTGATACGGTCCCGCTCCCGGACATAGCGCTCGACAAACGGCCGGTAGTACTCCGGGCCATCCGGAGCACGGCCCAACGCCGCCTCCGCGCCTGCGATGATCTGACGCAGGTCCCCGATGCTCAGGCCCCATTGGGTCCAGCACCGGTAAACCGCGATCAGGTTGGGTCGGGAAACCCGATGAAACGCCCACCGCCGTTCCCGGCCGAGAAAACTGCCCCACTCGTGGGGCTTCTGAGGGTGACAACTGTCGGGCCACGACTCGTGATCGCGCGCGCCCGCGTCAGTAGAGTTGAGTAGAGTAGAGTTATACAGATGTGTGTTGCTCCTAGTGTCGCTCCCTGTGTCGTTCCTTATGCTGTTCCCGCCCGCTTCCACTGCGGTAATGCCCTGTTTTTTCGGGAGGTTAACCACGTTTCCGCTATGCGGTTCCCTGTGTTGTTCCTTGTGCTGCTCCCTGTGTTGTTCCTTTTCTGGACGCACTGACCCCGCATCCGCCAACGGGAGTTTAAAAACGAGCCCCAGAGTGCGGCAGGAGCCATGATTCACCACCAGCCCCGCCCGCTCCAGCTCGGCCACCCGGGCGCGCACAACGCCGAGCGTCGGCGTTTGCGCCCGCTTGCGCTGGCTGCCCCAATCCGGGTCCACCGCGATCAGCTCCGCCAGGGCACGGTACGACAACTTGCGCGCCGAGCCGCCGGCCACCCCCGTGCGGTAGTCCATGTACCGCCGAAAGCCCCGCAGGTAGATCACCTGCGCCTCCGGTGTAAGGCCCTGAAGGGCCTCGTCCTCAGCGTCATTCCAACATGAGCGCATGCTCACCCATCCATCTGGTTAGTTATGCGACAGACCGACGCTCAGTAGACTGAGGACGCTGGCCATAGATATCCGGGCGCATGTCGTATCGGTCGATATCACCGCCCGCAGCGCGAACCGCCGCCTCCAGCGTGAGGACATGACGGGCCGGAATTCTGGTCCAGCCATAAATTGTCGGCAGCCTGACACCGCAGGCGCGCGCAAGAGCCGCTTTACTGCCCAAAATACTCACCAGCTTGTCTATCTGGATATCGCTTTCCATTAACTACCTCCTAGTTAGCTTTTGGAAAGCTAGCTGATACCTAACATCATGTCAACAAAACATTCTTACCAATGAATTAGAGAACGGCTAACATGCTGCTCATGAACGAAGATCACTCCAACGCCAGAGCCCGTCGCATAGCGGAAGCCATCGAGAACGGTCCGCTCTCTATGAGCGAGATTGCCGATAAGCTTGATGTGGCCAGGACATCAGTCTTGAACTGGAAACGCCGAGGTTCGATAAACCTCGACAACTTGAAAGGGCTGGCTCAACTAACTGGCTACCGCTTTTGGTGGCTCGCCTTCGGCGAAGGCCCCAAGAACGCCAGCGAAGACGCCGACAGCGCGCTGGAGCAATCCCCCATCGCGCAGATCGCCAAGGCGTCGCCCGAGCATGCGCGCCTGGTGGAGTGCATCGCCCACTTGACCGCAGCCCAGGTGCTGACGCCGGCACTGGCCGAAGGGCTGACAATGACCCTCAACGCAGTGGCAAGCGCCAAAAAGGAATAGATACGGCGCCAGGAAAAACCAACAACAAAACGGACAAAGGAAACTCAGGAGACTCCAGTTGCCCACTCAGATTGAGAAAATCCTCATACTGGCCAAAACCTACCCCTCCCCCAGCGCCACCTACGTCGAAACCTCCTGCGTTGCCGGGATTACCGACACCGGCGACATGAGGCGCCTCTACCCAGTTCCATTCCGGCTCTTAAAAGACAATCAGCAATTTAAAAAGTGGCAGTGGATCGAAGTTCGCACGAAAAAAGCGAACAAAGACCACCGGCCCGAGAGCCACCGAGTCTTCGTTGACACCATTGCCTGTGAGCACCAGCTTGGCACACGCAACGACTGGTCAGAGAGGCGGTATTGGCTTGAGCAAATACCATGCGTCAACAGTATCAGCGAGCTTGACGACGCCAGAAAAAACCACGGCATCTCGATGGCACTGCTCCGACCGACCTACGTGGATTCCCTCGAGATTAAAAAGGCGCGAAACAGCGATTGGACCGAGGAAGAGAAGACAAAGCTCATAAAAGACCAAATCCAGGGGAACCTCTTTTCTGAGCAGGATGCAACGGAAGAAATGCGACAACTTCGAAAAGTGCCGTTCGATTTTTACTACAACGTGCGCTGCCAAACGAACGAAGGCACCGAAAACACCAGGCTCAAGATAATCGACTGGGAAGCATGCGCACTTTACTGGAACTGCGTCCGCTCGCACGGCGATCGCTGGCAAGAGCCATTCAGAGAAAAACTTGAAAAAGGCCTCCTGGAAAGAGACCTTGTGCTACTTATGGGCAATCAGCATCGATTTCAGGATCAGTGGATGATTATCAGCCTGATCTACCCTCCAAAACTCGATGCCGCTACGCCACTTCAGCAACCGCTTTTTTAAGCCACTTTTTACTGAGGTGAACAACCGAAAAATCTGCCAACTTCTGAACAGACCTGGCAACCAGAGAGCGGTGACAATGGGTCGCGTCCGCCTCGAAGCACAGCAATGCGCAATTTTCTGACGAGGCGGTTTCAGCGAGCGTTTCCAGCTCTGCGCCCTGATCGGCGAGATACTCAAGGAATTTAACCTTATACGCTCCCCAGTCGCCATCTTCTTTGAGCTGGTGCCGGACTGACTTTGGGCAACCAAGCTTTGGCATATGAACATAGCCGATCCCGGAGAGCGCAAGAGCTTCCCGGAGCTTGGTCTTGGAGAAACCCGGCTTTCTGGACAAGGGCAGTTCACGCACATCAACAACCGTATCGACCCCAGCATTGAGAAGAACTCGCCGGAATTCCTCACTCGTCATTCCTTCATACCCTATCGTAAAGATCTGCATTCTCACTCCCGCCTCAGTCGAATTAAGCGCGGCAAAGGTTAACGGCCACTGTTTCGTTTGTCACCCTTACCAGTCGCACTAACCGGAATCCGTTACCCAATCACTCTAGTCTCTTCACTGCAACTTTCCCAAACAAGCCCCGCAGGCCGCCGCCTCCGGGGCTTTTTTTGTACCCGTCTCCTGCCCCAGCAACCAGAATAGAAAAAAATAGCGTTCATTTTGTTGACCATTTTGTTATCCGTTGGCTACTATATTATCCATAGGCTAACGTTGGTGACTCAAATGGAAACAGTCAAGGGATCAGAATTCGAAATCCAAGACCCGAACAACACCCTGACCCCGCGCCAGCGCCAGGTGCTGGCCTGGGTGGTAGAGGGCAAGGAAAACGAAGCCATTGCGACGATTCTCGGCATCACGCTGGGCACGGTGAAGTTTCACATGATCCACCTGCTCCGGCGGTTCGATGCCCCCAACCGGCAATTGCTGATCAGCCGTGCCTGGAAGGCCGGGCTGGTGAAAGTACGGCAATTGGCCATCGGCCTGCTGATCCTCGGCAACGCCATGCCGGGAGGCAGCGATCAGCCGGTGACCGTCCGGACGCCACGGATAACCCGAATCCGGGTCACCAACCGCCGCGAGCCGGACGACCACCCCATCGTTATGCCAACCAACCGATACGATCTCCTGAGCGGAGACAGGGAGGCCGCATGATCCCCGAACACATCACGCTCGCCGAAGCCGCGAAAACACTGAACCTCGGCCCACGCAAGATGATTCAGGCGCTCAAAAGCCGGGGCATTCTGGACAAACACCGCCTGCCCAACTGGCGCTACACCCGGCGCGGCCTGTTCAAGGTGGAAACCAAGGCGTTCAACCACCCCGTTCGCGGCCTGCAGCACAGCGCCAAAACACTGGTTACCCCTGCGGGCCTGGAATTCCTGCGCAAAGAATTCGCAGAGCAGATCGAAATGGAGAAAGCCTCGTGAAGCAGATTTCGACGTTTTTCGCCCTGATGGCGGAGTTCGGTACCGCCGAGATCCCACTGGAAGCCATCAGTGAGAAGTTCTTCGGCCTACAGCCGGACATGGCCAAAAAACGAGCCGCCCGGCGCCAGTTGCCGATCACCGCCTACCGGGGCGGCACCCAGAAAAGCCCGTGGCTGGTCAGCGCTCAGGATCTCGCCGACTACATCGACAAACAGCGCGCTAAAGCCAAGCGCGAATGGGAACAGGTCAACGCGGCCTGACCACAAACGACAAGGCAGCAACCACATCGCCGGAGGCACGATGAAAACCCTTGAAGAAATCGAACTGCTGAGCTGGAAGGCCATCTGGCTCGCCGTGCAGAGCGGCAAACACGTTCACGTTCAGCGCGCCATCAACGAGCACGTGGAGCGCTTCCCGGTTACAGAGCAGGATCACGCCCGGCTGCGCACCATCCACATCGTGCGGGAATACCAGCGCGACTCTCAGGAGGTCGCCCGCCGGATTCAGCGCGCCTCCCAAACCATCCGAGCGCTACAGAAAGGACGCTTCAACGCCAACCGAAAGGAGGAATCTCATGCATCTTGATCTGCCCGAGAACACCCGCGTTATCGATCTGATCCGCTTCGCAAATTCTCAAGGCAAACGCCTGGTGTGGAAGCAGGAAGGATTCCGGTACCGAGCTCACCTGGAGGATGCCGCCAATGATCAGCCACCTGCTGTTACTCGTCTCCGCCCTCGCCTGCGTGTGGTGGATAGCCAAAACCAGTGAGGACCACATCATGATCTTGCTGAAAGCCAGCGCCAACGACATCGAACGCGCGCTTACCGACCTACACAAACTCGCCAGCACGGGTACCTGCAGCGACGCCCGACACGCCGGCAACTTCCTGCTGGCCCTGTGGGATGGCGAACTCAACCCGCTCAACGTGAGTGAGTTTCAGTACTTGGACAACAACCACATGCGCCAGGCACTGCAGCTGTTCACATTCCTGATGACCACAGGCACCAGCTTGCAAAAGTTCATGAGTGCCGAGGCAATCGATCAGGTGGCGGACAACCTCAGCACCCTGAACTGCCAGAGCTTCATCTGCCGCAGTTCTTGCAACACCGAACCTGGAGCCACGCAGCGCCCTGCGCCGTCTCCAGCTCCGGTGGCACGCACCCTGCCCTGATCTCACCAATAACAGAACCCACGGGAGTATCACCATGAGCACACCAGCACCCAATCACCGGGACACCGACGTCACCCAGTTTCTGGAAGATCTGGACGGCGGAGTTTTTATCCAGAAGCTGGCCCGAGCCCTGAGCGAAGTCGCCGGCGGCGTAGTTGACCACGATGGCAAAGGCCGGATCGACATTCAGCTGAACCTGAAACGCATCGGCCAGAGCTACCAGGTCAACATTGGCCACACCCTGAAATACACCGTGCCCACGCTGCGCGGAAAGATCTCCGAGGAAGACACCACCGAAACGCCCATGCATGTGAACACGGGCGGTCGGCTGAGCATTTTCCCGGAGAACCAGCACCAACTGTTCACCCGCACTGGTGAGCCTGAAACCACCCCAAAGACTGAGGACTGAACCCCATGAAACTTGAACACACCACAGATGCCGATCTGCTGTTTGCCCAGCTGCAGGCCAACAACACGCTGGAAACCATCAAAGAGCTGAGCATTCGTTCTGCAGTTCCGTTGCACAAGGATGTAACCATTCAGGATCTGGAACCATTTATGCCTTGGCGGCGCCGGTACCGCGGCGAAATGGTCACCACGCAGATTGACCAGTTCGCCGAGTACACCAACCGCACCGCCGGCGAAGTTCAGGCCAACAGTGCGAAGCCAGCAACCGTCCCCTGCTTTGTGGACCCGGACAACATGACCGCCAAGGTGTTTTTTGATTTGGGCACCGTGGAGTTCCCAGGCCATGCAGACTTCACCGCCCGGCTGAACCTGCCCAAAACCGCCGCCTTTGAGGAACTGCTGGGCAAAAACGGCCGCGCGCTGGACCAGAAAGAACTCGCCGAATGGCTGGAAGACTGGGCACCCCAGCTGAAAGTGACCAGCGAAACCGGCGAGCCGCTGAACCTCGCCGCCGCCGTGGGCGCCGTGCGCCGCATCACCATCGGCGCCAAATCCGAAAGCAGCAGCGAAGAACGCACCTTTGGCGGCCGCCGCAGCGTCATGTCGGAAGTGGAAGCCCAGAACAAAGACACCCTGCCCGCGTTCGTTGAATTCACCTGCGAACCCTACCACGGCCTGCAGGAGCGCACGTTCCGACTGCGGGTGAGCCTGATCACCAGCGAAAAGCCCCGCCTGGTGATGCGAATTGTCCGCCTTGAGCACCACCAGGAGGAAATGGCGAAAGAGTTCCGGGAGCACCTGGAGCACGCGCTGGATGGCAACCTGGTGGACACCTTTGTGGGGAAATTCCAGGCCTGACCGATCGCCCCTGCGGGGGCGCATCCGCGAGTGCTTTCACGCAGAGCCCTGGCGGATGCTACAAAGGAGAACAGCACCATGGGATACTTACAAGATCCGAAGTTCAACGGCAAAGCGACTCTCTACCGAACCCCGGAAGAATGGGAGGCCATGCAGCGGAAGAAACAGGAGGAGTCCCGGCACCGCTACCAGAACAATCCCCTGGCCGCAGCCACCAAACTGTACCAGATCGCCCGAACCGACACCGGTGGAGGCCGCGCAGCAAGCGCCCTGCTGCTCTCCCTTTGGAACGACGAATACGCGGCTAACCTGCGAGACGTCATCTCCAGCTTGGATATCGACAACACCGAAGCCGCGATTGCACTGCTGAGCACACTTGGCCCAGGCCACCACCTGGAGCGGTACCTCACCCAAGAGCAGATCATCGAAATCATCGAGGTATGGGGCACTACCCACGAACGCGCCAGGGTGTACCGATGATCACCGCCCGCCTTAACCGACTGGTCCTAGCATACCGCAGAGCCAAAGCCCTGGTCGGCGCTGCAAATCAAGGCAAGGCTTTGCTCGGCCCGGCTCTGCGCTGGTGCCACAAGATCCGGCAGGCCATTAAAGCAGAGCTGATGGTGGTGGAAGCAGTGATCAGGCCGGAGCGACTTTTACACAACCGACCGCAGATCATTCCAAACCCCACACCGGCAAGCGCAGGGCTGGAACACAACCGATTACAGAAAAACAATGCAGGAATAGTAACGAATAATACAGATAGATTGACCGCGAATAGGCGCAGTGCCTATACTAGACTCGTCGCTGCAAAATCAGCGGCCGGGTTTGGCGACCCGAGCTTCTGGGTTGCCCCTCGAATAAATTGGACACACATTTGGTTGCAGAGAGAGTGACAGGAGGTGTCCATGAGTGAGAAGTCGGTGAAACGTTGGTCGGCAAAGCGTAAGCAGGAAGTGGTTTTGAGGCTTCTGCGAGGTGAAGGCCTGGATACGCTGAGCCGGGAGACAGGGCAGCCGGCATCGGTGTTGTCCCGGTGGCGAGAGGAGTTCCTTGAAGGCGGTATGACGGCTTTGAAGCGACGTACGGATGACCCGAAAGTCAATGCGCTGGAGAAAGAGCTCAGGCGAGCCAAGCGCCTGGTGGGAGAGCTGATGATGGACAAGGAGCTGCTGGAGATGCGGATTGCCCGGCATGAGGGCGAGCTCCCTTTTCCCAAGCGGAGATCGAATCTGTGAGCAGGGCCTGCTCGGTCTCCGCACGGCGTACGTATGGCAGGGCCCGGGTGTGCCGGTTGTGGGGAGTACCCCGCTCCACCGACTATGCGCGCCGGGTACGCGCGCAGCAGC